TTAGTTCATGAACGCAACACTTGCTGCTCAAGCAAAAGTTTCTCAACTTATCGTTGATTCACAAATTGCCATGCCAGATCACCCATTATTTTTAAGAATAGCAGTTCAGCCAGGTGGGTGCTCAGGATTAAGATATCAAACCTATTTTGATTACGAAAAAAAAGAAGGAGATAAAATTTACCCATTTGATAAATTTGATCTTGTTATAGATAGAATGAGTGTGCCGTATCTTTCTGACGCTACCCTTGATTTTGTAGACACAATTGAAAAACAGGGATTTACCATTGATAATCCTGGCGCAGTTGGCTCGTGTGCTTGCGGAGATAGTTTTCATTAATATGAGTATTAAACTAAAAACTCTTATTACCGTACAATTTGTTTTGATTATGTTGTTATCAACTGCCCTGCTTTTTGTAGGGGGAGATCTAAGAGAAGCCAATAAAATGACATTAAATCAATCTCAATACTGCATTCGTTATACCAGCGATATTATTGCTAGTAGTCGTCTTGACTTGATAAGAGAGCAGGATGCTCATCAGCGAGATATTGACTCAGCCAATAAAATACTTACTGATATAATTGACAGGTACAACACTCTTGTGACAAGGTATAATAAAAATACAGGCGGTTATAACTTTGACTCCCTGAATCCTTATTCATACAAGGTTATGAGAACTATTCCATAAGGAGAGATATGTCAAAATATTGCGACAACGACAATCATGTTTTTACAAAAACAGTAACTGCTACAAATATACTTTATGTTTGCAATAAATGCGCTTACATAAAAGGCAGGGTGTTATCTTAATATGGGAAAATACGAAGTAAATTATAAAACTGTAGAGGTCCGCAAAGATGTAGAAAATGCAATATTTCGCAGGTACTTTGAAAAAAGATATTTTTCTACCTGTATCATTGCATCTATTATTGTGGGATTTTTATTAGGAATTCTAGTGATCAAAGGAGTACGCATGACAAGAGATGAAGAACAACAGATTAGAAATGAAATTGCTGAAGAAATTGAGGCAGTTGATTTAGGCGGAACTGCTCAACTAAATGGCTTGGGCATGAAAATTATTGCAGCAGAAATTGCAAGAGGAATTAGATAATTCTTGAAATATTATGTAGTGTGATAGGTGGTAAAATAGAAATATGCCTGAGTTAAATGCAAATATACCTCCAATTGAATGCTACGTACGCGGTAATTTTTTAAGAAATCAAAAAGATAGCCATGACGTATATTTACCTTGTACCATTTTTGGAGTTGCCTCTGTGCCAAACCGTAGCCCTTTGTTTCATTTTATTATGGAGGATGGTGGGGTGTGGTGGAGAATGCCTATCAACGCCTTCTGTGACAAACCAAATACTCCAGAAGTAGACTTACATAATTTAGTACTGTGGAATTCGTTTAGTTCTTTTATTACCGTCACAAAATTTGCAAACCTTGCAAACCTTCGTATGCATTATGTTGATAGAACTAAAACAAAGATACATGGAAAATATTTATTTACTTTAGACTGGTATAGCGGAGATTCTAACTTTTTGGATGATGGCTTCTCTGAAAATCCTGGACAGCATAAATGTGGTCATGTAATTAAAAGAGATGATGGTAATTTTGCTATTCAACCAAACAATCGCATATTTGCTTTAGATCCATCATTTACTACTAAGTATGGTAAGCCTGTTATACATAGATTAATAAATACCTACAAGTGGGATGTGGAAGATGCAGATAAATGGATAACAGAAGACTCTGACGCGTATCATTACGACATTACGAACAGAGATAATGATGCGTGAATCTTTTCAATACCCTGAAACTTTAGAAAAAATAAACCTTGTAGTAGAAACTTTATCTCCAACAAAATGGCTTTTAATTGATAAAGAAACTGGACAAATGTATCAGGGTAATCCTGGCGGGTATTGGGATAAACTAGAAATAAAAAAAATTGACAAAAAATAAAGTTAGGTATATAATAGAAACATGAAAAAGGGTAGGGTAGTAGTTTGTGAAATGTGTGGGAGAGAACTTGAAATTCGTTGGGGAATCTTTGCTCACCAAACCTTATTACGTCATTTAAGGGAGCATAAGAATGTCAAAGCAGCCTAAAAAAAATAAAGAACAAGTAATAACAAATAGCAAACAAAAAGAAACAATTACTTTTGCTTGGTGTGATGGTGGCACTGTTGAGGGTAGGTTTGCAAGTGGTATTTTAAATACCATGCTTGAAGCACAACGCAAGGGCATTAGAGTAGTGAGCAGCATAAGGGTTCAAGGCAATCAAATAGCACGTCAAAGACAATCTTTAATTGATTATTGGTATGATAGTATGAATTCAGATTGGTTGATGTGGATTGATTCTGATATTGTTATGACAACAAGTGCTTTTGAGATACTTTGGAATTCTGCAGAAAAAATATCAAAACCACTTGTTGTTGGAGTTTATTTTGTAAGTCAAGAAAATGAACAAAGCCTGATGGAACCAACTCCTGCTATTTATATGAACACAGATAGTCCTTATGTTACTAGGGCAATTCATCCACTTCCTCCAAATCAATTAATTCCAATTGATGTTGGTGGCTTTGGTTTTGTAATAATGCACAGATCCGTTGTTCCAAAAGTTCGTGAGGTTGCTGGAGAATTTTCTGTATTTGGCGAAAATCAACAGGCAGCAAGTAAATTTATTAGCGAAGATGTTTCGTTTTTTAGAAAAGCACAACAGGCTGGTATTCAGGCGTATGCTCACACTGGAGCACATGTTCAACACTTAAAAACTTTTTCTTTAGATATTAATTATTATAATATGTATTGGAATGGGGTTGCAGAAGGAAAAATAAAAAGAAAACACGATCTGAATAAAAAATAATTATGAAAATTTGTAGTAAATGTAAATTAAAATTAAATAATTCAGAGTTTTCTCCTTCTTCTGGCGGTAAATATTTAAGACCTGAGTGTAAATCTTGTGCAAAAAAATTATCAAAACAAAGAGAAAAGTTAAAAAAAGAATATGGATATCCAGAACCAGGATACATGTGTCCAATATGTTTAAAGAATGAAGATGAGTTAAAAGGTTCTGGAGGCAATGCAAGCGTATGGGTTGTAGATCATAATCACAATACAAATTTTTTTAGAGGATTTTTATGTCATAACTGTAATCGTGGCTTAGGTGTGTTTCAGGATAATGTAGAAAGATTAAATAGGGCAATTAAATACATAAACAAAAATCAAGTAAGTATTGAAGACCTAGCAAAAATTCTTTACAATGGCGGAGAAGATGCCTACACTAAACTAAAAAAAATAAATAAATTAATTAAACAGTGAAAAAATATAATAACAATATTTTACAAAATATTAAAAAGGTTAGCAATTATAGAAATATGCCAATCGATCATCAAAACTATTTAATTAAAATTAGAAAAGAATATAATTTTATACCAAAAACTATTTATGATATTGGTGCATGTGTTTTACATTGGACACAAAGTGCTGAGCAAATTTGGCCAGAAAGTGAAATAATTTTATTTGATGCAACAGATGCTTTTGAAAGTTTATATTTAGAAACAAAATTAAATTATTATATAGGCGCTCTTAGCAATGAGTCTGATAAAACTATAAAGTTTTACCAAAATAATGAAAATTTTGCAGGTAATTCTTACTATAGAGAAAATCCTAAATATAGTTCTGCCGCAGAATATTTGTTTAATGAGTCAAGCATTGTTGAACTAACAACTAAAACTCTTGACGATGTGGTTGCAGATAAGTTTTTAAATCCCCCGCAATTAATTAAAATTGATGTTCAAGGCGCAGAACTTGATGTTTTAATGGGTTCAGATAGATCTTTGACAACTTGTGAACATTTAATTGTAGAGTTAAGAAATATTGAATATAATATTGGGTCTCCAGACAAAGAAACAATTATTGATTATTTAAAAACTAAAGAATTTAAAAATTTAGGGTTATTTTCTGACAATGGTCCTGATGGCGATTATCATTTTATAAAAGAATAATTATTTTTCGTATTTACTTTTTTCTTTAAATTTAGTTAAAAACAAACTATCTCTAATTTTTACAAAAGATTCATTATCTGTAGATAAAAAAGGAATTTTTTGTTCTTGATAATTGTTTGATATTTCTGCAAATCTATCTCTGTAGTAAACTTTTACATCTTTTATTTCTTCTCCACCAACTTGATAAATATTTCCATACAAAGATCTCCAAAAATTAGCAGGGCAGTACTGTAGTATTTCTTTTAATTTATCTTTAGCCATAGGCATAGGTGTATGTGTTTCATAACTTAAAGGCTGTTTAAACCCCATCTTTTCAAGTTTGGCATATGTTGACCCTAACTTACCAATGTAGTTTACATCCATTTTTAATTTTTTATATTTTTCTATTTTCGTTGAAAGTAAGCCCTCATGATAATATGGAATTGTATCTATTTTATCTAAGATAAAAAAATCATCGTTCATCAATATAAACTCTTCAGGAATTTGATCTGATTGAACAATAAGTTTTAAATTTTCTACAGCATTTTTATATTTACTACTATTTTGTTCAAGATATATATTTTTTCCTTTATACCAGTTTGGAATCCCACCAACAATCCAAACTTGAGAATCTGGAAAGTAGTGTTCTACAGATCTAATAGAGTATCTTAGTTCTTGATTTTCGTCACCACGACTGATATAAACAAAATTCATATAACCCCTTAAAATAATTATATCATGCTATAATTATTATTGGTGGAGGAAAATGTCAACAATAACCTTTTTAGGTAACTTTGAAGTGCCTTATAGCAGTGAAAATCATCATGCTAAATCTTTAGAGTCTCTTGGACATACCGTTGAAAAATTGCAGGAAAAAAAAATAACAAGCGAAGAAATTTTATATAAAGCATTAGCATCTAATTTATTTATATGGGTACATACACATAGATGGCAAACCCCAGGAAAACTATCTATGACAGATGTACTAAAAAAATTAAAGGCTGTAAATAAAGTAACAATAACCTATCACTTAGATTTATGGTTTGGCATTGAGCGTGAGAAAGACTTAAAAGGTGATGAATTTTATACAAACATAGGTCACTTTTTTGCTACAGATAAATTAATGTGTGATTGGTTTAATGAAAATACAAGTGTTAAAGGACATTTTCTACCTGCTGGAGTGTATGATAAAGAGTGTTATATACATAAAGATTATGATCCGTATAACTTTGAGCATGACATAATTTTTGTTGGTAGCAGAGGATATCATCACGAACATAAATATCGTCCAGAACTAATAGATTTTTTAAGAAAGACATATGGAAAAAGATTTTTGCATGTTGGTGGAGATGGTGATACTGGAACAGTTCGTGGCGACGCACTTAATCGTATCTACGCAAAAAGCAAGGTAGCCATAGGAGATAGCCTAAATATAAACTTTAACTATCCATATTACACGAGTGATAGATTATTTGAAAGCACTGGTCGTGGTGGATTTACAATCTACCCTCGCATTAAAGGTCTTGAAAACTATTTTGAAGACGGTAAAGAAATTATATTTTATGAACATGGCAATCTTGAAGATCTTAAAGAAAAAATAGATTATTATATATTAGATGGATTAACCAGGGAAAAAATAAGATTGGCTGGTCATGAGCAAACTAAAAAAGAACATACTTATATTCATAGGTGGTCCACCATATTAGAAACCCTAAATATTAAATGACAGAAATGATTAAAACTAAATTAAATAATGAGTTTGAGATTGTATTGCCTAAGCATCGTGCTGACAGGCCTGAATGGTATACAGAAAAAGGTTGGGAAAAAAATAGATTACGATCAATGCATAAAAACCTTGGACCCAATGATGTAATTTATTACGTTGGCGGAGAAGAAGGAGAGATGGTTGCTCTGTGTCAAATTTGGGGAGCAGAAGTTGTGGTGTTTGAGCCTAATCCAAAGGTTTGGTCACATTATCCTCTTATATGGGAAAATAATAATCTTAACAAACCATTAGTTTGTATTCCTGGATTCGCTTCCAATCAGGATAATAATTTAACAAGAGTTTATAAAAATGAATGGCCGCCAGAAGTTAATAATGAAATTGAAGCAGCGCATGGTTTTAAAGAATTATATTTAGAGGGTAATAGTTATGGTCAAGTAAAAATAGATTCCTGCGTTTATGAATATAATATTAAGCCACCTACTGCAATTTCTTTAGATGTAGAAGGTAGTGAGGGACATGTATTAAGGGGTGCAGAAGCCGTTTTAAGGCAGTTTAAGCCAAAGATATGGCTATCTGGTCATCCAGAGTTCATGATGCAACAGTGGAATGAATACTTATATGATTTAAGATTCTGGCTGTGGGGGCTGGGATATAAAGAAACACTGCTTGATTATCAACATGAAGTACACTTGTTTTATGAATCAGCCTAAAGCATATATATTTTCATTAGATCCTCTTGATGCTGCTGATGGCAAATGGGATTATGGTTTATTAAAAGAATCTTTTGAAAGAAATAAAGTTCATCAGGTTGTTGTAAATAATATACCTAAAGATAATCGTGGCTTTGTTGTAATTCCTGGCCAAGGAAATGCAGGAAAAGAAGAATTAATAAATCAACAATTATCAAACCTTCAAAGAGCAGTGTTGTTTATAACTGGAGATGAGTGTGCTTTGTTTAATGTTGATGCTATTAAACATCCTAATATAAGTATTTGGATTCAATACCCGCACCAAAAACATGAAAAATATAACAAATTTTTTATAGGTGTTCCACAGCATTTAAAAAACAACTTACCTGATTATCCTATTAAACAATACGACATATATTTTGGTGGTCAAATAACACATCAACGCAGACAAGAACTAGCCAAGGCAATGTCTACCGTAAAAAACGCCTTATATTGCCCTACAGAGGGGTTTGCACAGGGTGACTCACCACAGGAGTACTACAGAAAATTAGCCTCTGCCAGAGTTGCTCCTGCCCCCTCTGGAGCAATGGTGATAGATTCCTTTAGATTTTTTGAGGCTATAGAAATGCTTACATTACCTATAGGAGATCGCAAAGATGCTCAGGGTAGAGAAACAAACTTTTATGATTATGTGTATAAAAAAACAATACCAATAGAATTAACTGATGACTGGAAACAATTGCCTACAATTATGATAAACATTATGAATAATTATCCTGCTAATCTACATAAGGCTGTGGCTTGGTGGCTTAAATATAAAAGAGATTTTGCTAACAAAATTATGGATCATTACTATGCAAATTAAAGACATAACAATTGTAATGGCTACATCTGTGATTCCAGAACATCCTAGCACCACAATGATAGAACAAACTATTCATGATATCCGTATTCATTTTCCAGATAATGAAATTATTATGCAAATAGATGGGCTAAGAGAAGAACAAATAAATCGTAAAAAAGATTACGATGAATATAAAAATCGCATACTTTGGAAATGCTTACATGAATATAAAAATATTTTGCCTTTTGTTTTTGAAGAACATAGTCATCAAACCAACATGATGCGTGAAACAATTAATGAAATTAAAACATCTCTTTTACTTTATGTAGAGGGAGACGCACCATTAACTCCAGACAATCCAATTGATTGGCAAAAATGTTTAAATATGCTTGAGCATAAAAAGGCTAATACCATTCGTTTTCACTTTGAATCAAAAATTCCTAAGTCTCATCAACATCTTATGTTTGGTTTAGAAGATGATTTTATAATGACCTCTCAATGGAGTCAAAGACCACACCTAAGTATAAAAAAATATTATAAAGAAATAGTGCTTCCATCTTGCAAAAATAAATTTTTTATAGAAGATACTTTTCATGGAGTTGTTCAAGATGATATTCAGCCATATAACGTGTTTAGCAAAGAAGGCTGGGAAAAACATAAACTCTGGATATATCATCCAGAAGGAGATATTAAAAGATCTTATCATTTGGATGGTCGCAAAGGCACCCGTAAATTTACCAAAGATGATCAAGCCTGGGGTTACAAAGAATGAGACTTGGAATAATAGCCAGATCAGACAATACTGGTCTTGGTAATCAAACTAGGGAACTAGTAAACATGCTTAATCCTAATAAAATTCTTTTAATTGACTCTACCCAGTTTAATAAAAATAAACAACATCCAGAATGGTATAAAGGATACGATATTATAATGACCAATTTTGGATTTCCAAAACGTGGAGAAATAAAACAATTTCTTGATGGTTTAGATATTGTTTTTTCTTGCGAAACATTTTATTCTTCTATGTTTGTTGATATGGCTAGAGACTTAAAAATAAAAACGATGCTCCAATATAATTATGAATTTTTAGTAAATGTACAAAACAAAGAAGAATCTTTACCAGATGTTTTTGTTGCTCCCAGTCTTTGGAAAATAGAAACAATGACAAAAATGTTTGGAGATCAAGTTAAGATTGTTCATTTACCACCTCCTACAAATGTTGATCTTTTTAAAACATCAAGAGAAGAAAACCTTTCAAGATTTCATAGCAGGCTTCTACATGTTGGTGGAAAGCAAGCAGCAAGGGATCGAAATGGAACAAATACTGTTTTTGAAATGTTAAAATATTCTCAAGAAGATTACGAGTTGGTTGTAACCTCACAGACGGAATTTGAAAACGAAGTATTTGATTCTAGGGTTTGTTTATTACGACAGAATATAAAAAACAGAGAAAATTTATATTTTGGTTTTGATGCAATGATATTGCCAAGAAGATATGCTGGACTATGCTTACCAATGAATGAGGCTTTGATAAGTGCTATTCCTGTATTTATGACAGACCTATCACCCAATAATACAATTTTGCCAGAGCGTTGGCTTGTTCCTGCAAAACAAATAGGTCAGTTTAGAGCAAAATCTACAATTGATGTTTACTCTGCAAATCCAAAAGAACTAGCAGAACTTGTTGATAATTATATGAGAATGACTAGAAGAAAACAATTAAGAATGAAAAATCAGGCTTTTGAAATTGGAAACAACACATTTTCTACAGAAGTTCTCAAAGATAAATATTTTAAATTATTTGAATCATTAATGTAAAAAGCGGGCCTATTTCTAAGCCCGCTTATTTTTTAAGACTGTTTATTATTTAGCAGTCTTTTTCTTTGCTTTGGCTTTACTTAAAGCCTCTTCAACAACCTTTGCTGTTGGTAAACGACCAAATGCTGGATCGTTTGGATTAATTGCACGTGCTGCAACTGGAATAATTGCTCCAACTAATGCTGCCCACAAATCTTTTGGATCTGTTACACCTGCAACGTAAAGCGCTGATGCTGCACCAACTACTGAACGTGCATATGATGCAAGCATTGCCTTAAGTTCTTTTTTTGTCATTTTATCCTCCTAGGATGTGACTCTAACTAGTATAGCATAGCCAGCCCAAAGCCCCATAATTCCTGCCACACCAGCAAATACTGGCGGGGCTGGAACTGGCAACTTGAATGCAGCAAATATAATGCCACATCCAAAACCTGTAATGAGTGATAGTATTATTTGTTTCATAAATTATTTTTTATTGAATAGGATTATCTATTGGAGTTGGAGCGGTAACAAAGGTTCCACAATTATTACATTCCATATCTAAATGATACATACCTATCATATAGGTTTGTGGATCAAAAGAAACTAATGCCCTAAATAAAATGTTTCCGCAACTAGGACAGGTGCAAGTTGGAATTCCTCTAGCGTCTATCAAGTGTCTCCTCTGGTAAAAATTTTTTAAGTTCTTCAATTTCTTTAGATATTTTTTTTATTGTAAATTCATTTAAAGTAGGTGCTTTTTCTCTAAATTTGTTGTAATTTTTAATTTGTGGCTCTACCTCATTCATAAATTTTTTAATTCCATTTTGAACACTTTCTATATATTCAAAAGCCCAATCACGAGAATCAGAAAGAAATTTAATGAAATTTTGAGTATGTATGTCTTGATTAGTAGTAGAATTTCTAAGACTTTCATAATTCTCATATGCTTTTTCTAGTTCAACTCTAGACATCAAAACTTCGGCAAAAGAATCTGACATTTTTTTCATTTTAAATATTGTCATTTTATATGCTACGGCAAAAGAAACTGTTAATAAACCTAATATGCCCAGTATAATTTCCATGATACTATTGTATCCTACTTTCACAAACTACCCGCATTACTTTAATGGCTCTCGTGTTACCATTACGATGGCCCCCTCCATTTCTAAAGCCTTTTTAACTAAAGTAACATATTTTATCGCATCTATTTTTTCGTCATGCGTTAGCGGTAAAAATGATTTCTCGTCTAATTTTATCGTAAGAAAGTGCTCGTTGTCAATAATAGAAATGTTAAAATTTGAAGGAGAAGGTATATTGTGAAATGCTTTACGCATATTCTGTGTGTACATTTTTATTCCGTTGTTAAGGCTTGCCAGATATAAGACCAATCTTTTTTAGTCTTATGATTGTTAAATTCTTTAGATATTTCACCATCTTCTAAATAAACACCACCCCAAACTCCCCATTCTTTTGCAGACACACCATTAGCAAAACAGATTCTTACAACTGGACAGGTTCTACATAAAGAATCTATAAACTCTCTTGTTTCTGGTTTTTCTTCGTAACAATCAAAATAATTATTTGTATCTGAGCCCAAACATAAAGCATTATCTTTCCATATGTGCTGCTTCATGTTTACATCCTATACTTATTCGGTATATCCCATCCGTTGTTAGTAAGTTTATAAATTGTCTGGACGTACCATTGACCATTTACCCTAACACCGTTAATTGCAGTTCTACCTGTTTCTGTACGACGACGATCAGCAACATTCCAACCCGTCCAATACAAATTTTTATTTTTAGAAACTATTTTCTCCATAGTTTCAAGTTTGTTTATTATCATTTATATTTTTTCCTCATAAAATTTAATCCAAGCATTTGTAAATACCTCCCAAGAAAATTTATTGCTTATAATTTTTCCTTGATCTTTTGGATTAAATTGTTTTTGTTTAATTGTTTCTATAGCATTAACAATTTTTTCTGTAAAAATTTCTACATGCTCTTCATTTGTTTTTCCCTCAACTTCATACATTATTCCGTAATTGTTGCCAATTTCTTTGAGGGAGCCAAAATTGCTATAAATCGACAAACAATTTGCTGCAAGGCTTTCTGCTAAAGAAAGACAAAAAGTTTCATGCCAATTACTTGTATGCATAAATATATGAGAGCGCGACATGTGATCTAAAACTGTTTTGTGTGGAGTTTTTCCATAAAAGAAAAATCTTGGATCTTCTAATATTTTTTTATTTGTATGATCAATTTTTATTATATCTGGGACTATTTCATTAAATATATTTAATCTGAAATCAATTTCTAATTTAGATAAAGCATGTAAACCAATTTCAAGACCTCTGCCTGGAGAAGATGTATATATTAATTGTGGAATATCTATATTGTCAAATCGACTAACATCGTTTTGTATTTTTGGAATTGCATTATAAATTACAATGACTTTGTTTGGATCTATACCAGTTTTTTTAATTACATCTTGTTTATGATATTCAGAAACTGTAATTATATATTTTACTTTATCTAAAAATCTTTTATCAGTAAATAAATGATATAGTTGAAAACCAAATTGATCAACAAGATTATGAAGCCAAACAATAATTTCTTTTGGTTCGTAAATTAATTCAAAATAGGCTTTGTCTGTTTGTCCTGGTAAAATTAAACAAGTATAATTTTTAAGTCTTGGAACATATGGTGCTACATTTTTATGAAAATATCTAGCCATATATTCTGTTCCACCAAAGTATTCTTCTTTGTAACAAAAAAATCTTGGATCTTGTTTTATCATTTTAGTATCTAAATATTCCAATTTCTTTACCTTTTAATTCTGCATTAGCAATTAATTTTGATACTGGCTCTCTGGGTTTACTAACAAAAACAAAATAATCTATGTATTCCATATTTTCATTTACCCATTGAAATGAAACTTTGTAAAATTTTATTTTTTTCCCTCTTGCTTTCATACCACGCTCTGAAAGATTACAAAACTCTGAAACCATAGAATTAATTTTGACTGGTCCTAGAGAGTAAACATTAAACTCAACATCGTTTTCTGACATGTTAGACAACGCCACGCCCATGGCACGTAAAAAAATATTGTATTCGTCAAACTGTTTAGTTCCCTGAACTACCACGTTCATTATGATCCCCCCTACGTAAATTATCCAATATAAAAAGCATTTTGTCAAGTTCTTCTTTAGACATATTTTTAGTATCTACTTTTTCAGCATTATCAAAATCTGGATGCCCATTAATTATATTTGATACATAAAAAATATTATTGTCTACCCAATAGGCTTTTTCTTCTTCAGTAAAAATAACTCTTAGATTTTTTTTAATTTCTCCGTTTTCTAATTCAAATTTTTTTGAAGTTATTGCAATTTGAAAATTTGTAAAATGTTTTAAAAGGATCGTAACATCTTTTTCCGAATACATTGTTTTTTGCATATCACTTATAGTTTTATATTTGATTAACAAAACTAACATTATAGAATATAGACAAAATGCAAAAAAATAGAGTGTTGCCCCAATACTAAAATTCATTTTTGATTATTCTGATTTTGTTTTTGTAATTTTTGTCGCTGGAACTGGTTTAGAACTATTTTGTAATAATTTGTTGTGTCTTAATTGCCATTGCAAATTAATATATTCTAGTTCATTTGCCCTTTGTTTATAAAAAGAAATTAACTGCTTTAATTCCTCAATGCCTAAATCTTCCATAATTCCCCCTTTAATTGCTAAAAGCGCTACCCTGCCAAACCTTTTTTACACGATTTTTTTCACGTTCAGCAATTTTACGTGACCAAGAAAATCCTGCATCTCCACCCCATGCTTCCCACATTATGCGACCATTTGATGGATTACTACTATTATAGAAGTCTTTGCCTTTTTTGTCAACTTCGTGACGAGAGAAAAATGAATACATTCTTTTAACAGTGCTAAGAGACATTGCCCTACCAGCAACTATGTCTGTTGCCCTGCCCCATCCTATTGGAGTTCCAGCACCTTTTGCTTTACCCTCTTCCTTCCAGCGTAATGCACGACGTGCTGCGGCCTTCATTCCAGATGTTGGCATGTATGTTTCAGCCTTATGAATATCTGAGGGTTGTACAATTTTAATTCTTGACATTTTTTTTATACTCCCCGTATTTTCCTAAAATTTCTTTAACTGTACCATTTTTTGCAAGACGAACAACCATACCATTTTTTATTTGAATTGGATTAAAACCATCATGTCTTTTGTATGATCCAGATGACATTTTATTTTTTAAATGTTTTCATGTCAAACAAAGAACCAGACCATTCAGATTTTTTAGTTGATCTTGGATGTCCCTTTGGAAATAAATCTAAATCAAAAGGTTTTCTTGGAAATCTACCACGCAAACCAGCCATAAAAGCATTTACTCTGCCCATAGCCCATTGCTCTGCACTGGAGACACTTCCACGTACTGATGAAGGATTGCTTCTATATGCTCCTATACCACGGCGATAAACAGCCTGTAAAGTTCCTACGCTAATTCTTTTATTGCCTTCTTTGCCTTTGTTATATGCTTCTGCCAATGCTCTTAATTTTGACTCAGGTGCTTTTTCTATTAATTCTTCTGGCAAATACATTTTTTCATTATCAATTGGTTCAGAATT